ATAGGTCACCAACCTTTTCTCCATTGTTAAGTTCTAGTATCTGTGTAATGAATTTGTTGCGGTCGTCTGATGACTCCCAATCAACTAATCCGAACGGGAATGCTACTTCAGAGTTCTCCACACCAAAAACGTTAACAAAGGCTGCTACGTTTTGTTGTAAGTTCATACTTGTTCTGCCGTAACCTTTACGTAGTTTACTAATGCTCTAAATGATTCTGGTGCATCATCTTGTGATGCCATAAGTTCTAGTGCTGGCATGTATTTAATAATCATGTCATAGTTGCCAGCCATCTGTGGCTGTGGGGTTCTTCCCGGACCTACAGGTAAACCAGAAGTAACTGGTTCATTAGGTCGCTGCGTTGGGTCAAACAACCCTGCAGCAGGCGGGGTAGCAGGCATAGCAGTCATTGCTGGGGCTTGTGCCTGCACTGGGTTACCCTGCATAGGTGCACCAGCCTGTGTTTCTTCTAGGGCTTTACGTTCGCCGTACTTGCCACCACCAGACATTTCGCGTACACCTTGAACCGCTGACTTACTTGATGGTCCACCGTCTGTACGACGTGATAGTTTGCCTGGTCCGGAAACTGGTGCAGGATTGCTGGGTCTACGGTACCCACCTTGTTGCTTAGCCATTCTGCTTTCCTCGTTTCACAATCTGTATTTTACCGCCGCTGTTTACATCAAACTTAATGGCGGTTCTCATTGCTTGTCTAATTGTAGCACCAGCGTGGTATGCACCTAGTGCAAGTTCTCCACCAGTTCCCATTGCGTAGATACCAGTATCAGTGCGTAGCACTGAGTAGTCTTCAGCAACATAGTAAATCTTGTTGTCTAATCCTATAAGAAAAGAAAACCCATCTTCTTTATCTAGATTAACTCCAGTAGAATCATGTGCTTTTTTTAGTTCTGGGATAACCTTGCTAACCATGAACCGATATCCTTCGGTTCCATCGTATCTAGGTAACTTCCATCCATATTGGACAACATCACAAAACCTTGCGTTTCCTGCTCCAGCAATTACGTATTCACCATCTTCGGTGATTTTTTTAACGTCACTGTGCATGTAGGGGCGTTCATTCTCAGTAACTTGACTATCTGCTGCAAATACAAATCCATTGTCGTATTGAACAGCAAGGATTGTAGTCACGACTAACCACCAAGTTGTGCTAAGATTCCAGCGAGGTCAACAGGCGGTTGTCCTCCAGCAGGACCTGCAGGTGGAACTTCTTCCTCGGTTGGAGGAGTTGGTTCTTCTGCTGGAGGAGCACCTTGACCCATAGATTGCATAACCAGTTGTTCTGGTGTCATCTGTGCAGGTGTCTGTGGTTCTTCTGGCTTAGTCTCTGGTTCTGGTTTTTCAAATACCTTGACTACTGCCTCTTCGATTGCTACACCCTTACGGCGAAGTTCAATAACTTTTGCAATCTGTCCCACAATACCTGATGGGTCCTGTCCTTGCATTGCCATCTGTGGGATGGCTTGGGCTAGGGACGATAGCGATGCTGATAGTGAATCACGCATTCGCTCTATATCAATGCGCTCTTGTTCACCTGAAACATTCATGCTCCATGGTAACTCTCGCATGATAAAATCACGGGATACTAGATTGGCTTGTAAAGCCTGTAGGGAGAAGATTAACGCACGTGACGGGTCAAGCCCAGCCATAAGTCCGTAACGAACCTGAATGGTGTAGTCACCATTAATGTCTTTTCCTGAATCATACTTGAATTCATACGGGGCACCATTGAATGTGCCACGTTGCTTCTTTTCGCCAGGGAAAAGTTTTTCATCCATCTCAAAGCAAAGAGCAAGAACTTCTTCTAACGCTTCACCGATAATCATTTGCATAGCCTTGATTTGAGAATCAAAGCCACCCATTAGTGCCTGAACACCAGAACCAGTAATAACACTAGCATCCATGTTACCTGAGCGACCCTCAGGGTAACGTGAACCCATACGCATTTCTGTTTCCAGAATCTGCTGTTCGGTAAATGCACCAGTTGGTAGTTCTAGTCCTACGCGGCGTACGCCTGCTGGGTTGTTAGTACGCAAGACTGCATCAGGACCAAATGCAAATTCTTGTAAATCTTGGGGAACGACAATAGGAGCCTGTACGGATTTCTCGGCTGCTTCCATTGCCAGAAGGGAAAAGCGTGCTCGTGCAATTTGCACCCATAGCACGTCATCAAACTGTCCACGTGGGTCATCAACGTCAATGCCTGGTCTACGTGGCACAACAATTGCTAACTTACCTAGTGGATTCTTTGCTTTACGCAATACCAATGAATCGCGCTGTGGCAGGAACATGACGATTTGGTCTTTATCCTGATAGTGCAATACATCTAGTTCGGTATTAAGGTCTTGGTTTTGGTAACCAAGTTTACCAAGGATACGTGTTTCATATTCAGGGAAATCTACAATAAGTTCCCGAATAGTCTTTAGGTATCGCTTAGTGTATGAAACACATTTTCCATAGCGGTCATACTCTGGGTAAGCACCCATAGGGTTTTCTATGCGAATGCGTGGCATACGAGCCTCAAAGTCAGGCTCTACAACAATGGGCATGAAGGCATATGTAAATATCCAGTCAGCACCAGTGTACATCTGAGTTTGTAACCCAGAATTCTGAACGTAGTTATTAGCAATCATGCTTCGCTTATCCGAAGCCTTACGAGCGGAATCGCTCGTGCTATTAACAGTTGAGCAGTTAAACGATGGTAGAGGGGCTAGGGTCTCTGCTAGGTCTCGCGCAACAACGTCAACAAAGTTAGCAATCATTGGCTTGGAGATTCCCTCAGGGAACATGTCTGGAGCCACAGACTCCATGTAGCCACGGCGTACAGCAGTGATGTCGCGCATTCTCTGGTCACGGGCACTGTAGCGGTCTTGCAGCGACAGCACCTTGTCAGTGATTTGTTCGATACTTAGCATTATAGCCCTAAATGTAGATTATAGATTGTTCTGCAGCAAGTTCGTCTAAGTCAAAGACAATGCGTTGCTCTTCATTGCGACGTGTAGCGTACCTGTTGTAGGTGTGGTAGATACGGCTTCCTGATTGCTGAACAAGTTCTTTTGCTCGCAACTCACAAAACCATAAAGCCATAACGCAGTCGGTCTTATTTTTGGTATCTGGCTTCCAAGTAATTAACTGGTTAACCAGAGCCTTGATGTGTTCGTTAGTATTATCTGGTAATTCTATTAGGTTGTCGTTTTGATGCTTACCCTCACGGATAGAGCCAAACAACCCAGACATACCAGCAACGCCAAAGTTCGTGTCCCACTTGTTCTTACCAGTAAATTGCTCACTGAATCGGACACCCCGATTGGCAAGCCACATGCGCAGGTCTTCATCCAGCGCAAAGGCTTTTTGGAACGCATTAATTTCAATACGTATTTCCATCGGGTTATACTTGGTAACCCATTCTTCAATGAGGTTACGAATCTTTGCAGGCGTTGGTTCTGTCATGTTAAACACATCTAGAACCATACGCTGGCCTGTTTGCCGTTCTACGGCATAGGCTACCATAGCAGAGTTACCTACCATGGCAGGGTCAAATCCTAGGATAGTTACCCATTGTCCATCTCGTGGATGTCCTGGAGTACCTGGCTTGATAGTACCAGGCTTGCGCATGCGGTTGACACACGCGTTAACAGAGATGAGCGGGAAGATTGCGTCTTCTTCCACATCCTGTTGCTGGTATACAAGAGCCCAAGTAGAAGGGTTAACTTCACTGCGGCGGTGGAACAGTCTCTTGCCGTCCCACTTCGGGAAGTATCCATCTTCATCCTGTACTAAAAGTTCTGCGTCGTATTCGGGGTCTGCCCCATCCCAGACACGGTCTGAGCGTGGCCATAAGGTTACCCAGTCTTCTGGCTTATCGGCGTACTCCAGAACCGCTGGCATAGCCAGGTAGGTAAATGGGGACTTATCGCCAGACCAGTTATCTGGGTTGCGTATCTCTTTGTAGAGGTCCACAGAGGATACACGAGTACCAGCAATAACCAGAGTACCGGTAGCACCCACACGGGTGATAACCATCTTCTGCAGCCAGTTAAGTTGCTTTTCCCATTCATGGGCATTCGTTGTGGTGATAACGTCATCAAGGATGATGAGGTCCGCGCGAGTACCGTAAATCTGCTGACCCATACCAATAGCCTGTACGGTAGGGTCTTTCTCGCCAGAGTCGCGCTCTAGGTAGATTCTATCCTGAGTCCACTGGTCTGCGGTGGCTTGGTAGCCGCCAGCAGGTCCGTAGACGGATTGCATCTTAGCCCAGGCTGGTTCAGTTAGGCGTTGCTTGATAGAGAACAAGAACTCCTTGGCGCGAGCCTGAGTCTGGGACACTACCACAATACGGATATTTGGGTCCATTGCTATGCGGTAGGTAGCATAGCCTACCGTTAGGACTGTGGACTTAGCGTGTTCTGGGGGTACGTTAATAAGCAAGCGGCGACGATTGCCAGGCTCATAGGTCATGGACTCATGAATCCAAGAAGGCTCTTGACCCTCTAGAACGTCAATCCAAGACTGGTGGTGTGGGAACACCTCAGAGTTCAGGAACTCCTTGGAGAACGTAGCATAGTCGATATTCTTGCCAGAGGCTAGAGTCTCGCCAAATAGTTTATTGGATTCGGTCCGCGCGGCTTCTAGGCGCGAGGCAAACTTCCCATCCCGGAGCCATGTCTTTAACGCAGGCAGTTTACGGCCCGTTAATCCTAGGGCAGTATGTTCGTCAATTCCAGAGGCTACAGAGGCTAGAAACGCAGCCTGGTCCTGTTCCCGCCTTACTGTGAAGTGATGGTTCTCGCCACTCTTCGCAGACATAATAAACCTCGTAAAAACTAGACAATAAAAAACACATATAAAGCATCGCGCCAGGCGATGCGTTTAGTTACATTCTGTGTCCCGCCAGGGGACACTAATAATATAAAACCATACACTTATACTAACCCCATTATGGTATACCCCGTAACGCACTGTTATCAAATATTTATTATGTGACTTACGTCACATGTAAGAAAACCCTTATACTACAACACATCCCCCCCAAAAACAGCACGAAAAATTATAGGTGAGTCATGGGGGGGTGTGTGTGGTCAGTCTTTAGGACTGGGGGTCAAGTCTGTTGGTGTGTGTCCTGTCCTGTCCATTGGTTGCCTTTGGCAACGTGTACCCCGTACCCCGTTTGGGTGGGTGGGTAGGTGTTTATTAAGTCGCAGAATTATTAAGTGGTGACTATCTGCATGGGGTTGAATCGGTGGCAGGTGGCAGGGGATTTGAAAGGTAAGCGGATTTTCTAACAGTACTGTTAGCCCTTTGGGCATAAGGGATTTGTACCCGATTTGCGTATCTGTGGAATGTGTGTATTCTTGGAGTGTGGACATTGTGCAATTCTGCAATGGCTCACTTGTAACTTGAAAATTGAATAGCGCGAAATGGTTTCCCTAGTTAGGTAACTCTTAATCAGATTGGTTAAGGGTTACTTATCTAGGAGATAACGAAATGAATAAGACACAACTAACTGAAACTACCGCCCAAGCAATTCGCGAACATGTGAACGCAGAAGCAACCGAAAAACGACTACTATCCGAATTGGATAAGGTTTCAGGTAATCGCGATAGTCGCGCCAATACTGCCTGCGAAATGGCATTTAAAGCGATGATGGCGGGAATAACTGGCGATGCAATCGCAACCGCTTCAGGCGTATCAGGAATGGCAGTTAGCCGATACATCGCGGGCGGGCAAGTAATGCTACAAACCGACGGTAAAGTTACTGGCTCGAAAGTAATCAGTGACATCGGAAACGGCTACCTAACAGTTGGACAGGCTAAGCAGATTGAGAATGTGAGCCAATACAACAAGGCAGTTGCCGAAGGTAAAAAGGCTAAGGCAGGCAAGACGGGCAAGGCAGAAGGCAGAAGCCCGCTTGAAATTGCAGAAGCCCACATTGAAGCAATCGGCAAGGCAGTTAAGGCAGGCAAGGTTAGCCTTGAGGAAATCACCAACCTATGGGTTGCAATGGTTTCAAGCCTTGACATAGAAGCAGAAGCCCCAGTTATGGAAGATGCGAAAATCTAGGGAAACCAAAAGAAGATACCCCCGAGAAATCGGGGGTATTTTTTTTGTCTAAATTAAATTGGTTCTAACAGTACTGTTAGGGCTTTACTGTTGTATTGCTGCACTACTGGCTTACTGTTGTGTTGCTGTTATGTGGCTGGAGTTGCGAACGGATTGGATACCTGCTAAACTGGACACAGTTCAGGAAATG